AAAATGTTTTTCTTTTGCCGGCAGCAGACATTTTCGCCCGTGTTGCAGTAGAACAATTTTCTCCACTGTTTGATAAACTTATTTTTTTTCGTGTTTCTTCCGAATGTGTTCTGCCCGACATACAAAATTTTGATGGTGCATTCATCTGATTATAAAACTCCGAATTTCTTGCCACATCATATGTTTCGTGCAGCCATTGTTCGTTGGCATTTGCAATTTCCCTTGTTGGAAACGTGTCAATAATTGTCTTGGTAAACGCTTCGGGGTTTTTCTGCAACTCTTCAATTAAAATTTTTGATGAACCCATATAGTCGGAATCATTTTCTGGCAAACAGGAACAACTACGAACCCCAATATATTTCATTTGGGTGTTCTTATTAACGATGATATATGTGTAGTGATAAGTAATAGTAGACATGATTATCTCCTTTTCAGATAATTGTGTTTAGAGTGGGGGAGTTGTTGGTGCAACTCCTTCACTTGTATTTATAAAAAATGAAGGTTCTTTGATATATTGGAAACTTCTGTGGAATAAATATAAATAAATAATCATTCTCTACGGAAGTACTATGGCAGTTTCACTCAAGAAAAAAACACAACAATACACCATCGATCAAGGTGCCACGTTTGAAAAGACAATAGGTGCAGAGAACAGCTCTTCTGCAGCTGTAACTATTTCCTCTGGTACGGTTGCGGGCGGAATTATCAAGAATTTCGCATATGCAAATACCCTTCAAACATTCACTACTTCTCTTACTGGTGCAAACTGCACTTTCTCTTTGACTGCATCTCAAACAACCGCACTTGCAGAAGGCAAATATTATTTTTCGCTCACATACACCCAAAGTGACGGAACAACAAAAGAACGACTTGCAGAAGGTATAATCACAGTAAGTGCTTCTGCTGAAATCGACAACGGATAAAAAAATATGTCAGCAACACAACCAGCATCTACAACTGAATTGAAAGAATATGCACTTCGCAAGTTAGGTAAACCAGTTGTTGAAGTCAATCTTGCAGATGAACAGATGAATGATTTGATTGACGAAGCAATTCAGTATTATCAAGAATATCACTTTGACGGAACAGAACGAACATTTCTTGTTGAATTGGTAGAACCAAGCACGTTGACTTTTGCAAGTGCAGCTTCTGGAACCTTTGAGGATGATGAAACAATTACTGGTGGAACATCAAATGCAACCGCAAAAATTCACGATGTGGAATCAACTACTGTTCTAAAATTCAAAGAACATAAAGATGGTAATGGTATGCGTGCTGCAAACACAGTCGCAAATACTTTTGTCGCAGGAGAAACTGTAACAGGTTCAAGTTCTGGTGCTACTGGAACAGTTCATGCAACGCAAGCAACAGCAGTTTCATTTGGAAATATAGACACACGATCTCTCACAGTTGATGATACAATCATTGGTGTTCAGGACATTCTTCCAGTAAGTAAAGGTCTTTCGTCTAATGATATGTTCTCTTTTGAATATCAATTTCGTCTAAATGAATTGCCGCATCTTGTCACAGGTGCAGGAATATCAAACTATGTAACAGGTAGACAAAATCTTGCGTTGTTAAATCAAGTTTTTGGTGCATCAGAATCCAGACAGGTTCGTTTTAATCGGTTAACAGATAAACTTTACCTTGATATGGATTGGGATACTGCTGTTGAAATCGGTGATGCAATCATAGCACTGGTATTCAAGAAAATAGATGGTTCTACTTATACAGAAATTTACAACGACATTTTTCTCAAGAAATATGTAACCTCTCTCTTCAAGAAACAATGGGGTGCCAATCTAATCAAATACGAAGGTATTCAGTTACCAGGCGGTGTAGCACTCAACGGAAGACAGATTTACGATGATGGAAATTCTGAACTTGAAAAACTTGAAGAAGAAATGCAAATGCGATATCAACTCCCAGACAACTTCTACGTAGGATGAGATGCCAACAAATTCATACTTTCGCAACTTTGACGCCAGGAATGAACAAGAACTTCTTCATTCCCTAGTCACAGAGTCCATACAAATCTATGGATATGATGTAAATTACATTCCAAGAACACTTGTCAATGAAGATACCATTCTTGGCGAGGATTCAATTTCGGAATACAAAGATGCTTATGCTATTGAGATGTACATCAAATCGGTTGATGGGTTTGAAGGTGAAGGTGATTTAGTATCTAAATTTGGTCTGGAAATTCGTGACCAAATTGTATTTTCAGTTGCAAGACGAGCTTGGGAGGGACTAGACATTGGGGTTCGTCCGAAAGAAGGTGATCTTATTTACTTTCCTTTGACAGAAAAACTCTTTCAGATAATGTTTGTTGAACACGAAACTCCTTTTTATCAGACAGGAGCTCTTCCTACATTTGACTTGACTTGCGAACTCTTTACTTACTCTGATGAAGCAATTGACACAGGTGTTGATGAAATTGATGTCATAGAACAGAAACAATCTCTTGTTCGCACATTTGAACTATCTGGTATTTCAGGAACGTTCATAGAAGGTGAAACTGTCACAGGTGGGACATCATCCAAGACAGCAGAAGTTGCAAGGTGGGATTCGTCTACAAGTTACCTTTACCTTATCAACCTTACTGGTAATTTTACAGTTGGAGAAATACTCACAGGTGCAGACAGTTTAGCAACTGGAACTTATTCTGTATTGCAATCAACCACCGAAACAGCAGAAACTTTACAGACAATTGATGATTCCACTTCATCTCAAGTTTCCAGTAACAAACAATTTGAGATTGATGCTGATTCTGTATTTGACTTTAGCGAATCAAATCCGTTTGGAGATAATCCGTAATGTTTGGAACATATTTTTATCATCAAATCAGCCGCAAGATGGTGGTTGCATTTGGGACGTTGTTTAATAATATAGAAGTTCGTAAAACAAATTCGTCAGATGAAGTCACAGAAGTTTTAAAAATACCTTTATCTTATGGTCCAAAAGACAAGATGTTGGTTCGTATCAGTAGCGACCCAAATCTCAATCCGAAAGTTGCACTGACGGTTCCAAGAATGGGGTTTGAACTAACCGCTTTGTCTTATGACGGAATGAGAAAACTGAACACGATGGGCAGAAATGTCAAGACAGGAACCACAGGCCTGAAGAAACAATTCAACCCTGTTCCTTACAACTATGATTTCTCACTTTACATTTTTGTGAAGAATGCAGAAGATGGAACACAAATCCTAGAGCAGATTCTTCCGTTTTTTACACCAGAGTTTACTTTCACAATGACACTTGTTTCTACAATGGGAATCAAAATGGATGTTCCATTGATTCTGAATTCGGTTACAAGTGAAGATACTTACGAGGGTGATTTTGCAACAAGACGTTCTATTATCTGGACACTTGGTTTTGTTATGAAAGGATATTTGTTCCCAGATGTTACTGACAACGCAAAAGTTATCACGGATGTTACAGTTGATACTCATCTTATGTCAGAAGATGTGGCTGCAGAACCAGTATTTCTTATTGCAGAAGATAGTACTGTATACACAACAAACAATTTAATTCTGGATAGTCATCCTTATGATGATTCAACTCGTATGAGATTAATGACAGAAGATTCAAGTGAAGCTGCAACAGCAGGTAAAACAGTAAGTAGAACGAATGTGGTTCCGAAAGATACTTCTGCACTTACAGATGAAGATTTTGGATTTAGTGAAACATTCTCATTTTATCCTGCCGGTAAAACACATGACCCTGTGAGTGGGACTGATTCCTAAATAGATTACCATGAAAGAAGTGAAAAAAATTGTTGAACAGAGAATAGAAAAACATCTTGATTTAGTTGATGAAACGACTGATGTAATAAATACTATTGGTACTGTTACTTCACCAGCAGTAATTGGAAGTCATACAGAGGATGAAAAAACAGATAATGATTTTCAATATGCTCGTGAGAATATGTATGATGTTATTGAAAAAGGTAGAGATGCAATGGAGGAACTACTCGACATAGCAAAGTCAGAGGAATCTCCAAGAGCCTTTGAAGTATTCGGTCAACTTCTCAAAAATATGACTGATGCTCAAGAAAAACTCATGGATCTGCATCAAAAGAAAAATCGGTTAAAATCTGAAAGTGAGCGTCAAGAAGTAACCAAGGCGCAAAATGTTACCAACGCATTGTTCGTTGGTAGTACTGCCGATTTGTTGAAACTAGTCAAAAAAGAGGTGAAACAAGATGAATGAATTATTTACAGTTACAGAAGCCACGATGCTGGGGTTGGTACTCTTCTCGGCTCTTTGGATTTTTCTATTTAATTACAGACAAGACCACAAAGAAAAATATCAAGGAAACAAACTTCTTATTGTTTTTGACCTTATTATTAATTTGGGAATGAGTGCAACTGGTTACATTCTCATTACACTGGTATTCACTAACATACCACAACTTGCACCTTACGAATCTTATAGATATCCAGTAGGTTATCTGTTTGGTCTAACCAGTAACGTGAGTATACCAATTGTACTCAAATGGTTTCAAGAACAAATCTCTGCTAAATTGAAAACCCTTGAACAGAAGGAATCGTAATGGCCGAAGAAACTCCTAAACCCCCTAAATTAGAGGCGGTCAAACAAATAGAGATTGACACGAAAGATTTAGTAGCATCCAGTAGAATCTGGATTTACCTCATCATAGGACTTCTTGCATATATGATATTTTTTATTATACCTGCGATTGAGGAAAAAGTCACATGGATGGAGAAAGACCTCAATTCTGTTTTAGTCCAATCAGAAAGATTCAAGAAATCAACAAGAGTTTTTGCAAAAGATAATCAGTGTGCTTCTTGCCATCTAAATCCTGATTTCTTGCTGCATAGTTTACTTACAAAATATCCAAGTTTCTCCGATATCAAAGCCTTCATGGCAGTTGGCCATCAAAGGTATTACACTATGACCACACCAATGCCCGATGAAGAACTCTTGGAGATTTATCGGGCATTGCAATGATTCATAAGATATTTTTTTCTCTCATTACTGTTTTCTGGATTCTTGGCATCTCACAAGGGTATGTTCTTCAGGGACAGAATGATGATTCAATAGAAGTTGTTCCAAAACAAGAAGAATACAACCCCACCTATGGTTCTACTTACAAAAGAGTGACGGACAGAGGTTATGTAATTTGTGGAACCAAAGCAAATTTTGCAGGGTTTTCTGAAAAGAAAATGGTAGATGTTGAAGAAAGATGGGTTGGATTTGATGCAGACATTTGTCGTGCAGTTGCAGTTGCAGTTTTTGGTGATGTTGATGCTATAGATTACGTAATGGTTGATGGTAGAACACGATTTGAGTTTCTAATAGATGGAACCATAGACATTTTATCAGCAGCAACAACTTATACTTTTACAAGAAATGTAGAAAAGAAATTAGAATTTTTACCAACAACTTACTATGACGGACAAGGATTTATTGTTCGTAAAACACTAGGAGTATCATCTGCAAAACAATTAGATGGTGCAAAGATCTGTTTTAGTGGTTCAGGAACAGCAAAAGATAATATCAAAGACTTCTTTAAATTTCATGGATTAACATATACACCAGTAGAAGTTCCAGAAGATAAAAAACCACAAGAGTTATATGTTCAGGGAGAATGTGATATGTACGGAACCGATAGGTCTGGACTCGCTTCTCATCGTAATAGTTTTAAACATCCAGAACGACACGTTATTCTGCCCGAAATCATATCCAAGGAACCTTTGGGGCCTGTAGTTAGGTACGGCGACCAACAATGGTCTGATATTGTACGATGGACAGTTTACGTTCTTTTTCTCGCAGAGGAATTGGGAATTTCCTCAAAGAACATTGACGATTTTAAAGAACACAAGAATCCTACGATACAGAGGTTCATGGGTGAACTCAACGGAAACGAAGATGCTTATTTGGGTTCCAAGTTGGAACTTTACAGAGAATGGGCTGCGGAAGTTATTCGTTATATAGGCAACTATGAAGAAATCTATGAACGCAATTTAGGGGAGAATACTCCCCTCAGATTAAAAAGAGGTCTGAATAAACTGTATACGGAAGGAGGTCTATTATATTCACCGCCACTTAAATGAAACGAGAAAATCCGTTTGATAAAATTCCAGAAGACCGAACGGCGGTAGATAATATTCTGCGAATTAACGTCACAAATCAGATGAGATTGACTGTAATGGCCGACCAAAAGGCGAACATCATGATTACAGTTGCATCTATCGTTTTTTCAGTCACAGTTGCAAATCTTGATAATGAAGTTATGAAATGGCCTCTTCTTTTCTTTGCTCTTGGTTGTACTGTTTCCCTTCTTGCAGCCATATTTGCAATCATTCCACAAACAGGTTATCCTAAAAAACCAGGCACCAACGAGATTGACAGGGAATCTCCTATGTTTAATCCATTGTTTTTTGGACACTTTGCACACATTCCAATAGAAGAATACAAAGAAGATTATGCAGAGACTTTAATGACAGATGATCGAATTTACGATGCTCTTGCAGGAGATATTTACGGAATTGGAACAACTCTTATGAACAACAAATATAAATGGTTGAGAAGGTCTTACACGGCTTTTCTTGTTGGTATGTCTGGTGCAATTGTTATTTTTGTTGTTCAAACCATTGGAAGTGCAGATTGGATTATGAATGGATTAAGTTACATTGGAGAAGAGTTAAAGTTTTTGGGTGAAGGTTTATGTTATTATACTTTAAGATGTGACTCATAAATATTCATAATGTAGTTTTTCCATTTTTTGGAGATTTATGCCTGATTCTGAGCAAATATTAGACAAATACACACAACTCAAACTTGACCTCAAACGACAAGAGGAAGAGAAACAACATAAAATTCAAGAAGAGTTAGACGCTAAGAATCCTCTCAAACAATATGAGAAGATTCAAAGAGAATTGGCAGAAAGTAAAGAAAAATACTCCAAAGAAATACAAAAAAACATTGACAAGGCCGATGAAGAAAACAGAATAAAATTAGAGGGAATAGAAAAAGAACAATCCGAAAAAGAAGAAAAGGCACTCAAAAATCTTGAAAATCTCTTTCTGAAACTTGGAGGAAATTTAGAAGAGATTGAGGAAAAAGACAAGACACTTTATGAAGACAATACTGGAATTGAACCTGAAACTGTGGAAATTACAGAAACACAACAAAAAGAGAATGACGTTGAAGAACCAATTGGAGTGGTTGAGGAAACAATTGGATATGAAAAGGACGTTGAGATTGTTGAAGAACGAGAAGAAATTGCAGAACAAGAGGAACAAACTACAGTAGACGCTGTAGCAGGTGCAATTACAAAACAAGAAAAAGACAGAGAAAAACAAAAAGACAAAAAAACACCTACACAAAAGAAAATTGAAGAGTTAGAGAAAAAGGTTGTCAAGTTAATCAACCAAATGTCTAATGCAGGCGGTGGATTAGACCCAAACAAAATCTCTGCTGATTTGATTCCTACAACTGCAAATTTTTATGATTTGGGATCTACTGATAGACCTTGGAAAGATTTACATCTCAGTGGTTCTACTCTCGTCATTGGTGGTACAGAACTAGCATCATCTGAACTTACTGTCCTAGATAATGTCACTGCCGGAACAGTCGCTGCAAGTAAAGCAGTAATC